ATCTAAAGACCCCAACCAGTCCGCAATAAATTCGGACAAAAGGGTTTAGAAATCACCTCGTGGTTAAAACCACGGGGGGATCTCTTCGTACTGCTTTACTAAGACCTTCACAGGTCTCAGTTTAAACCTCTGAGTAGCAACTTCAGAGATTGTTACTTCGCTATCATAGCGATCGAAACGCGTCCTATCAAGGTAGTGTATAACACCACCCTGACTAGTGACAGGTTTACTATCGTAACGTCGTGAGACGCCTTCGATAATAAACCCCTCCAACCAGTTAGGTGCCCGCGAGGGCATACACTGGTCAAAAGAGCTACCGATCCAAAGATCAGTAACTCCTCCGTTTACACGGAGAGGGCCAAATTTCTTGAACCTTTTTGGAATGAGATCAACGATCTCTTCATGGAGAAATTTGAATCGGATGTCGCGGTAACGCTCCTCTCCATAACGGAGAGAGAGATTACAGACGGCATTAGCGAACCAAATTAAGCGTTCGACCCCATCTATAACATTTCGTATATAGATAGGAGTAACATCACGACCATGAGAGTAATGTTTACCACAACTCTCGCGGAAGTTACCCGTCACAAACGTCTTCGACTTGTTGGTTGTAAAACCACAAACAGAAAGCGCCGAGATGAGGTCATCCGCACAGTCCGATGGAACGATTAAATCGTCACCATAGACCGCAAGGCCGTGCCTATCCTTACCATGGAGATCGACAGAAGCTTCCGCTAGAGCCCAAAAAATAAGGGACTCTAATTCGAAAGTAAAGCCGTTTCCCATGGAAGAAACCTTACGATAGAGATGTTCACTACCGTCAGGTAAAACGCCAAACGGGCTCCTACACGCTTTAATGTAGGAAACCCAATCTGGTGGAAGCATCCACCTCACCAATTCAGATGAGATGGAGTCGCTCGCAGCAGATAAATCAATTGTTGCGAGGGACCCACTAAGACTGCCTTGAAGCGCCAAGTGTTGGTTAAGCACTTGGCAATCGAGATTCACGCCGACGCGTTTCAAGCGTCGGCGAATCATCGCACCGAGCCCCTTCTGAATATACATATTCATTGTGGGTTCGATAGCAATAACTCGATCAGTCTTTGCGTTTTTAGGTACAGTAACGATCCGGTTTCCCTTGACTAGTTCAAACCAGTCAAGGGGATTTGGTCCATTATGGAGGCACAGGTAATCAGCCCATGCTCGATGGCGGCGAACTGCCGCAATCGCCAAATCAAGACAACCCATTGTAACTGTCGGCTTTGATGAGCCATACTTATTACTCGCGTGTGCACGACGACGGGGGATCTCATAAGAGGCCCCAGGACCGAACGAGAAACCAGTCTCCAGCTCATTGAGGTCAAAAGACCCAAGGAGCCTGTCAATCTTTTGTTTCGCTGAATGAAATATCCAGGGAAACTCCTTAGGTGAACTTTGCCTAAGGATTGACAGATTTAGCCAGCGTAAGCCGACGTTTTGGAGATCGGACTCAATCGCTAAGAACTTCGAGATAGCTACTGAGGATCTATCTACTCCCATATCCAAGAAATCGGATTTGGAGAGTAGCTCAGTAGCGAGATAATCATCTTGAAGGGTCGGAGAATCCGGGTCGATTCGGATATCCAACATCTCTTTGTGCCTTCCTTGTTCAAGGAGAGCACGAACAGACGCAGCGATTTGACCATCTAGACAGCCGAGAAGTTTCCCGGCTAACTGTATGGTCTGGTGCGAGTTGACAGTTTTCATACTATATCCTCTGGATTAGATGATACTCATGCGTATGCTATGAGCTACACGAACGCCTAGAAAACTAGGCTGGGACCAATTCTCTTACGGAAAAGGTGACGGATACGGCGACAAACCGTACACATTACCAGCTCCCTTCGAGATTCGTCGTTGCATTGCTGTAAACAGCGTTTGCAACGAGTCCCTGCACGCGTTTCGTGAAATCATCACGCTCCGCGGCCGTGAACCCTGAAGGGATCGAGACGGAAATATCCGCCGTACCCCGATAGAGCTCTTGGCCAACGCAGCCGCATGCACTGTCAGCTGTAGCAGCCTTCGGTATGGTGACCTTAAAAGTCACCCGCGTTACACCAGCCGTATTTGGGTTACTTACTTTTTCAGTAAGATAGCTAGTGGCACCACCAAAGGTGGTGTCACCGGCTAAAGCCCATGTGGCGATGTCCCCGGCGTTTTTACCGCGTGGGGTGTACACTTTCGTGTTGAGAGTAATGGATGCTTGTGCAGCCATGGTCTTGCCTCACTATGTTGAGGTGGAAACCGTTCAACGTTCAATACGTCTACTAGGCTTATAGAACGCCGACGTTAATAGCGATAAAGCATTTGCTATGTGGGTCGGCGAGACTGGGCTCTTAAGGTAGAGCAACGGAACCGGTGAACTTACGTAAACGGAGCGCCGAAAACTTCCAACTTTCCCGGATATACTCGAGTTAGTGGAAGGGACCCAAAAGGGTTTTAAAGCGGAGCCAACGTAAGCATTGCTACTCTGAATGGACCCACTGCCGAAAGAGGATCGACTCCCGGATACAAAATTGTACCCGAAATCCCCTCCTAAAGCAGAGATCCAGTTACCGACTGGTACCAACCAGTCGATAACAAAAGAGTACCTCAATTTCTCCCAAACTATCGATGCAGGATTTGCTAAACCCAGCGAAGATAGTTTTGCCAAGAGGTAAGAGTTCAACTGATAAAAAAGAAGAACCTTACACTCCATCAAAACTTCGACCGAGAGATCAACAGTGATCCCTTGACCGAAGTTAGCCCCACGAGTATCCTTATAAGGGTACTTCGTGGAGGCGGCTACTCTTACATAACTTTTCTGAGTCTGATTCCGCTTTTCAAGGGCAGAACAGGCACCATAAAGGTCTTGTAAGAGGGGAGTCCAGCCATACGCGTTTTCTAACCACAGGTTGGGAACCTGTCGCCAGTGACGAGTACCACTAAACCGTTTTGCTTTTTCGAATAGATCAAGGTGTTTATCCTTGAACAACTCTACTCGACGAGCAATTCGGCGTGTATTAGTGGTGAAGAGATCAGCAGTTTCGTTGGCTTCTGCCAACATAACGCCGAAATCGACATCGCTGTTTCTGAGTTTGTTAAGAGCTTTAATTTCAAGCTTATTCCAAACCCAGCTGGGCGGCGTTGAGAAGTTCGTTGGATTAAATCGGTACGCCAGATCTTCTGGAGCACCAATATCCTTGAACCTAGTTATGCCTCGGTTTGCACCGAGACCAGCAAGCTCAACCCGACCTGTGCTAGAGTGATAGTTTGCCCATTCAGCGATATAGGACGTGGGAGTATTATACTTCCCAGGCCCAATCGGATGAGTGGACGTACTAGCCTGCTTAGATAAGACCCAACTCTTAGAATAACCATTCACTGTCCCTCCCAAGGGACTGGTTACATTAAGAGCGGAAACTTGGTACCACTGAAGTGGCCCAAGATTCTGCGACGTATTGATAGAAATCGCAGGTCTAGTCATAGCAGTTACTCTAGTTGAGGAGGCTTAAACAGAGGGATCTGTTTAAGGCGTGGAGGGGCGTG